CTTACGCTTCTGGACGGCGTGGTCCAGACCAAGAAGCTGTTCTTGTTGACGGTCAATGACGTCTACAAGATCAACGAAAACATGCGGAACCGCCCCGGTCGGCTGTTCTATTCGCTCGACTACGCAGGTCTGGATCAGTCGTTCATCAAGGAGTACTGCGAAGACAACCTGAAGAACAAGGCGTACATCGGTCAAGTCTGTGCCGTGACTTCGTTGTTCTATCGCTTCAACTTCGACATGCTGCAGGCGATTGTCGAAGAGATGAACCGGTACAACGAGACGGTCGAACAAGTTCTTCCGCTGCTGAACGCCAAGCCGTCTGAAGACGGTCGTAATACGGACTACACACTGACGCTTACGGATCCGAAGGGGAAGAACATCTCTCCTGAACGTATGACTCGGCATCATATTTCGCTCAACCCCATTACGTTCGAGCGAATTGGTACTACAATCGTTCCGCGAGCGATTAAGCGTGAAGACCCGGATGATCCGGACGATATCACTGAGTACCTCGGTGACAAGAAGCAGATCCATGTGTTCTTCGATCAGAAGGACATCGTCCATGTTGATCGGCACACTGGTTCGATCGTGCTGAAGAACAAGGATGGTTGGGTCGGTAAGCTGACAAAGTACTACAAGCCTGCGTTTGATTTCTCTCGTTACACGGGAGATATTGACGAGGCGTTCTAAGGAGATCTATGGCGCCACCACCATTGTTCGCTCATCAGGTGGAAAGTATTCGCCTGATGCTCGGCAATGAACGGATCCTCGATACATCGGATCCTGGAACCGGGAAAACTCGAGTACAAATTGAAACATTTGCCGCTAGACGACAACGAGGCGGTAAATGTGCTCTTGTGCTCGCTCCTAAATCTCTGTTGCGTTGTGCATGGGAGGCGGACTTTCGTAAGTTCGCCTCCCATCTTGAGGTTTCGGTAGCAACCGCAGATCGACGTGAAGAAGCTTTTGAAGCGGATGCCGACGTTTACGTCACAAATATTGACGCAGTTCGATGGCTTTCAAAGCAAAAACCGAAGTTTTTCGAACGTTTTGACACGCTCATCATCGATGAGTCGTCGCATTTCAAGCACCATACAAGTCAGCGATCTCGCGGCTTAAACAAGATCAAGAAACATTTCAGGTACCGTTATGCGTTGACTGGTACGCCAAACTCGAACTCAATTGCTGATTTGTGGAACCAAGTTTTCATTTTGGATGACGGCCAACGCTTGGGTACTTCGTTTTATCAGTTCCGAGCTTCTGTTTGCGAACCAAAGCAAGTTGGACCTAGCCCAAACATGGTTCAATGGCGTGACCGTCAAGGAGCGGAGTTAGCTGTTGGTACGCTTCTTGATGGATTCGTTATTCGGCACAAACTAGAAGAATGCATTTCGATCCCCGAAAACCATCTCTATTCTTTGGAACACCGACTGCCTCCAAAGCAGATGAAGGTGTACCAAACTATGGAGAAAAACGCCCTTACAATCCTAAGTAATGGCGACGAAGTAAGTACTGTCAACGCAGCAGGCGTTGCAACGAAGCTTCTTCAAATCGCATCAGGTGCGGTCTACAACGACGATGGTGGCTATTCAGTAGTAGACACCAAACGTTACGAACTTGTAGCCGAACTAGTGCAAGCTAGAAAACACTCTGTGGTATTCTTCAACTGGACACATCAGCGCGATCAGCTAATCGCGGCTTTTGATGCGGAAGGGATCACGTATGCCGTCATTGACGGTAGCACATCGGCCAAGGACCGTAAAACATATGTGGATCACTTTCAAGCTGGCTTTTATCGAGTACTACTGGCACATCCAGCAAGTGCGGCCCATGGTCTTACCCTAACAAAGGGTACTGCAACCATTTGGGCATCGCCTACATACAATCTTGAACATTTTGTTCAAGGAAACAGACGTATTTATCGTGCCGGGCAAACCGAACGTACCGAAACCATTATTGTAATTGCGCCAAATACGATTGAAGAACATGTGTATGAAATGTTGAAGAACAAAGATGAGCGACAAATGACGCTTCTCGATGTTCTTAAGGAAATGTCCTAATATGTAGACGGAAGTCGCCTAGAGGCCGAGGGTACCACCACCGAGGTGGCTGGGATCATCTACAGAACAGCCTGTACGCTCCCCACGTTGGTTCGAATCCAACCTTCCGTGTCAAATTTATTGCTGTGTAGCTCAGCGGTAGAGCAATGGCCCGATAAGCCATTGGTCGTTGGTTCGATCCCAACCACAGCAACCAAAGCCCGTATAGCTCAGTTGGTAGAGCAGCTTCTTTGTAAGTAGCAGGTCAAGGGTTCGAATCCTTTTGCGGGCTCCAAGGAGAACACATGAAACCAAACATCACGCTACGCGGACGTAGTTACGAGATTGTTACCCTCGATTTCGAGACCTATTACGCATCCGACTATTCGCTTGGTCTCAGTAAAATGAACACGTCGGAATACGTACGTGATGAACGTTTCTTTGTGCATGGTGTAGGCATCAAAATTGGCTCAGCCCCTGCTCAGTGGTTTACTGGTGCCAATGTTTTGCGAGCAATTCGTGCCATCGATTGGGAGAATTCCGCACTTTTGTGCCACAATACAGCATTTGACGGGTTTGTGCTCCACGAACACTATGGTGTGCATCCGGGGCTTTATCTCGACACGTTAAGTATGTCTCGTGGATGTCACGGTCATAGCGTCCACCATACGTTGGACGCTTTAGCAAAGCGTCATGGACTCGTCGGTAAGGTCAAGGCAGCAGCGCTCCGTAATACCAAAGACAAAGTGGCTTTGACTTCGCAGGAAGCGCGTCAGCTTGGCGGATACTGTATCGACGATACAGAACACTGCTTTGAGCTTTTCTGGAAGATGCATCCATATCTTCCGGATCCAGAACTCGAATTAATCGACATGACAATTCGCATGTTCTGCGATCCCGTACTACTCGTGGATATTCCGCGTGTTCAGACAGAATACGAAGCAGAAGTAGGCAGCAAAGTTGCGGCATTGATCCAGTCTCAAGCTTCGATCGATGAACTGATGAGCAACGACAAGTTTGCCGCTCTTCTTCGCAAGAATGGCATTAGTCCTCCGATTAAACGAAGCCCAGCTACGGGAAAAACGACGTACGCTTTTGCTAAGAGTGACGTAGGTTTTCAGCGCCTGTTGGAGCATCAAAACCCAGTAGTCGCGAATCTGTGTAAAGCTCGTTTGAAAGCTAGATCTACAATCGGCGAAACTCGAGCTTTGCGCTTCCTTGAAGCCGGCAAAGATGGCAAGCCATTGCCCATCTTGCTTCACTACTCAGGTGCGCATACGCATCGTTGGTCTGGCGGTAATAAGATGAACCTCCAGAATTTGAAGCGAGGCGGAGAGCTTCGCCGTTCGATTCTGGCGCCTCCAGGTTACTCGATTGTTGTCTGCGATTCAGCCCAGATTGAGGCACGTATTCTCGCCTGGCTTGCTGGACAAGACGATATCGTCGAAGCTTTTGCTTCCAAGAAAGATGTGTACAAACTGATGGCAAGTGCGCTGTTTGGCGTACCTGTCGATCAAGTTACAAAAGATCAGCGATTCCTTGGAAAGGTCTGTGTTCTCGGCCTTGGCTACGGAATGGGATCCAATAAGCTTCAAGTTATGCTCGAATCAGGAACAGCCGGACCTCCGATCAAACTTTCTTTGTCAGAATGCGAACGATTGGTTCGAGTTTATCGAGGTATGAACTTCCGAATCGCGGATCTTTGGAAACGATGTGAGCAGATTCTTGATCACATGTGGACGGGTACTCCAGGTAAAGAAGGGCCTATCAGCTTCGCGAAGAATTTCATCGCGCTTCCTAATGGAATGTTTTTGCAGTATCCAGATCTACAAGCTGATCAATATGCTCGCAATAGTTCCATGCAATTGGGTACCGATTTTCGGTACCAAACACGGTACGGCTTTTCGAAGATTTACGGCGGGCTATTGGCCGAAAACATCGTGCAGGCACTTGCTCGCTGTGTAATTGGTGAACAAATGCTAACCATTGGTCGTAAGTATCGTGTAGTTACGATGACACACGATGAAATCGTCGTTGTAGCTAAGACGGAAGAAGCCGATGAATGCCTAAACTTCATGCTCAATGTGATGAGTACAGCTCCTGTCTGGGCTAAGGACCTTCCTCTTGCAGCGGAAGGTGGTCACGATACGTGCTACAGCAAATAATAGGGGAGACTCAATGGAAATCCATGTCGATGATGATGAGTTGAACAATTTCATCACTCAATACGTTAAACGACGTATTGACCAGAAAATCGGTGATTACCTTCAATTTCAGCTTCGCGGTGCAGTAGAAACCAAGCTTGCTGAAATGCGATTACTGGATGTAAATAGTCCTACGCTTACTACTACTGTGGACAACATCTTTGAGAAGCGTATCGAACTAGCTGCGGACCAAGCTGTTCGTAAAGCACTCATTAAGGTGATCAAATCATGACCCCATTTCAAATTCTTGGTATCTCACCCAATTCAACTATTGAGCAAGTGAACGACGCATTCAGGAAAAAGCGCCGTCTTGCTCATCCTGATAGAGGCGGAAGCAACGACGAGTTTCTGAAGCTCATGAGAGCTTATCGCGACGCATTGATGCACCTTTCTCCGAAAGTTTGCCCTGAATGCGAAGGTACGGGAAAAATCCGAGTGCGCACCGGCGCTACCATCGAAAAACAAAATTGTCCACGATGTTGGAAAGGCAAATGAGCACAATCGTTGGGTATGGCGTTACAAAGAATGGTAAGCCAGTAGGAACTTGGCCTTTGCCGTACGACTTTCAAGTCCAGACCTATCACAGGTACAAGAAAGCATTTCCGGCCGATGAAGTCGCATTGGTTCCGGTACTTGTTGGTAAGGCTATTGAACTCATCGATGCCCCAATCGCCACGGCTGCTGTTGCTGCAGGTCCTGAGGAACAGAATGTTCCAGACAAGGAGGTCTCGTAACATGAAGATTGGTGCTAGAATCGACTCTCTACAGCGCATGAGGGAAGAGAAGCGTCGGCTTGAGGAAGAGATCAAGCGAATCTCTAAAGAGATGACCGACGCGGAGCGTGAACTAATTCGCGAAATGGATATGGAGGGGCTTACAAAGTCCACTGGTAGTCTTGCTTCCGTATCCATTTCTACCAGCATCAAACCTTCGGTTGAAGATTGGGATGATTTCTACGAGTTCATCCATCGGACGAAGATGTACCATCTTCTCGAACGACGCCCATCCGTAACAGGATGTCGAGAGTTGTTTGAAAGTAAGGGGAGCATCCCTGGTGTTGTTCCATTTCAGCTGCGTAGGCTGAATCTTCGTACCAATGAGGACTCTGAGAATGACTCGTGAAACGTCCAATCTTCCAATCAATTATGCCGAACAGCTTCGTGCCGAGGCAGCTGAAATTGCCAAGCGTATTGCAGCTCCGACCGGTGATCGTATTCGCTTCAACGGCGGATCGAGTTTTACAACTCCAGACAATCTTGAAGGCGATGAGCTGGAAGTCGTAGTGATCGATTTTTTGTCGACGAACATGTACTACGACAGCGATTACGATCGCAATGATCCGCAGCCTCCGGCGTGTTTTGCTATTGGGCCAGAGCCTGCCGTGCTGATTCCATCTGGTTCGAGTCCGAACAAGCAGGCTGACGCCTGTGCTGTTTGTCCGCAGAATCAGTTTGGTTCGGCTGGTAAGGGCAAGGCGTGCAAAAACACGCGCCTTTTGGCCGTCATGCCTTTGCATGTCGAAGGTAATCCGATTTGGATTATGTCGGTTCCTCCAACGTCGATTCGCGCGTTTGACTCCTACGTGCACAAGCTTGCCGCGAAGCAGAAGCTGATTCCGGCTGCTGTTTTGACCTCCATCACTATGGAAGCGGGTGCGAAGTTCGCGGCCCCTCGTTTTGAAGTTCTTCGTCCACTTACTGACGACGAACTGAATACCGTGATGCCAATGCGTGAGGAAGCGAATTCGCGACTGATGGTCGAACCTGATGTTTCCAACTATCACCCACCGAAGCCGCGCCCTGGTCGCCGATAAGGAGTAATCATGGCCCGTCGTTCTAGTGTGATCCTCAATTCTGTTGAGGAGAAAAAGAAGGCGGCCGACCTGAAGACGAGTCTCCGCGAGATCAAGATGAAGATCGCGGAGACTCAACAGGAGAGAAAGGCCTTTGATAAGGCCTGGAAGGCGCAAATTGCAGATTACGAACGTCAATGTAAAGAGTTTGATGCAGCCATGGCTCAATTGACTCGTTCTCTGGCTCAAGCCGAGAACGCGCAAATGGAGTTGCTTCAGCAGTTCGATCCTCCAGTTCCATCGGAGACCGAATAACCATGGACGTCATGATCGATTTAGAGACACTTTCAGTAGAACCAAATGCGGTTGTTCTTTCCATCGGCACTTGTGAGTTTGATGCCAGGGGCAATATCGGTGCACAGAATCATATGATTCTTGTGCCGACAATTGACGAACAAGTTGCTCTTGGACGAAACATCAGCGGCGATACTGTTGCATGGTGGATGCGCCAAGGTGCTATGGCTAAGCTTCTGTTTTCACAACAGCTTGGTGGAATTAGCTACAACAGCGTATCTGGCGCACTGGATGATCTTGATGCTTCGTTTGCAAAACTCCGGAATCGGAATCCTTTAGGAATGCCTGGAGTTTGGGGTAACGGAGCGGGTTTCGATAACGTAATTCTCGAAACTCTGTACCGACAATTCAATCGACTTCCGCCTTGGCGTTACGGCAACAATCGTTGTTTCCGGACACTACGGGCTCTTGCTCCACATATCCAATATGAGCGTGAAGGCGTTGAACACAATGCGCTGGATGATGCCATTTCTCAGGCTAAACATGCGCAAAAGGTGTTTCGATGGCTATCCCAACAGTAATTGGAATTGCTGGAAAAGCGCGTAGTGGTAAAGACACAGTCGCGAACTTTGTTCTTGCTGCTATTGGTGGGTATCGATATAGCTTTGCGGACCCGATTCGGGCAATGCTTGTTCACGTAGGTGTGGACATGCGCGATCCGTATTGGCAAGCGCGTAAAGAAGAGGGTATTCCCGCTCTAAACGGCGTTTCTCCACGCCAAATGATGCAAACCCTTGGTACAGAGTGGGGGCGTCAACTGATTTCCGATGATCTATGGATCTGGATTGCACAGCAGCGTCTGCTGCATTCCGGACCAGGAATGATCATTGCGGACATCCGTTTTGAAAACGAAGCTGACTGGGTCCGACGCATGGGCGGGCTCATGATTCACGTCCAGCGCGAATCGGCCGTACCTGTACGGGAGCATGTTAGCGAAAACGGAGTCGCTATCCAAGAAAACGATCGCGTACTGCGAAATAATGGTAGTCTACAAGACCTCCAGATCGCCGTGCGAGACCTACTCAATGTCGGCAAAGCCTGAAAATACGTTCATCCGGAGCGTGCATAAGTACCTTCAAAGCACGTACTTCGAAAAAACGAACAACCCGTGGAGATCGGGTACTCCGGATGTATGGTATTCGGGTAACCGAGGCGATCTTTGGGTAGAATACAAGTTCATTCCGAGAATTCCGAGAAGCCAAAATATCCTTCCGGATCTCACGCCCCGGCAGCGTAGATGGCTAAATAGCCGTCTCGATGAAGGGCGCAATGTAGCTGTTGTGCTTGGAACGCCATCCGGCGGTGTGATCTACCGGAACAAAACGTGGTCCGACCCGATGACGACAGAGCAAATTGAAGCCGCTCTGGTGCCGAGGGACGAGATCGCACGGTGGATCTTCAACGAAGTCGGAGCTGGTAAATGTCGTTCACCAGAGTAATGGTGTCGGCATCACGTGTAGCAGTTTCGGTGTATCAAATTGTTGCAGTATCGATTCTTACCTACACCTTGATCAAAGACACCATCAGACGAGAGCGTTCGGCTAAATAAGCCTTGCCTCCGTAGCTCAACTGGACAGAGCACCTGCTTTCTAAGCAGGTGGTTGTAGGTTCGAATCCTTCCGGAGGCGATTTTGTCTAATGATACTTTGGTGTGGACACACGAAGACAACAATGAAGCATTAAGTACTTACGGCTGGATGATTGCAAACGTCGAACGTACTTCTTTTGTGGAGCTGATTCCCGTTCGGCGCAAGATTCGGCCGAGTGAGCTATTTAAGGAAATCGCTTCACAAGCTTCGGAAGACGGTCCTGCTCTTTTGCAGAAAGCTTTCGTTGTACTTGTTGCGCAGCGCCTGAAATACCCCGACCGAGTCTTCTCATATTGTGAAGAATATGAAGACTCTGAAAGAAGCGGAAAGCATCGCTGGAAAACTCAGTCGCCCTAGTAAAATGCCGGGTTATGCGTACGGTATTCCTGCACAACGATGCGTTGTTGGATCAATTCTTGCAAAACGTACCGGTACAATTTGTTCAGATTGTTACGCATTGAAGGGAAGGTATGTCTTCCCAAATGTGCGTGCAGCACAAGAAAAAAGATTTGCGTCTCTACAAGACCCTTTGTGGGTTGATGCAATGGTTTTCATGATCAAGTTTCGTAATAACCCTTATTTCCGATGGCACGATAGTGGCGACATTCAAGGTCTTTGGCATTTAGACAAGATCGTAGAAGTCGCACTTCGGTGCCCGGAAATTAAATTCTGGCTTCCAACTCGTGAATATCGACTTGTAAAAGCCTATTCCAAGCCTATCCCGAGTAATTTGGTTATTCGGGTTTCTGCCATGATGATTGATGGTCCTCCTCCAGCATTCTCAAACACGTCGGGAGTAGTAACAGATGGTAACCACACCTGCCCAGCTCCTAGAACAGGTAATGAATGCGGAGGGTGCCGAGATTGTTGGGACAGCAGTGTCAAGCACGTCACATACGGAAGACATTAAACACGGCTATATGTTCCTTGTCGGCTATGACGAAGAGGGCATTTACATCGATACCTTTGTGGAAATTACGCCCGCATTAAATGGCTATGCGCGTATGGCCACCGCCAAACTTTTAGATCGGCGCAACGATGAGTTAGAATCTGCACTTCTCCTCGTTAAGTACATCGAGCTTCGTTCTCGATTTACGAGTGGAAATGGCCCATATCTAGTCAAAACTAGCTTTCCTCTCGATTACGAGGCTTTGTTACGATATTTGACTTCACTTTCAATCGAAGACTGTAAAGATTTTTTACATAGGAGTAGAGTCTAATGTTCGTTCGGACAGCGTCTTTTGTCGGCGGTGATTTTGAGGTCCGTGTTCGCTATCTCAGTGATGAAAATGGTCGTCATTTTTCAATCGCTGCTGAAAACATGGACGATCCTATCATCGTCCAGAACATTCCTTTGACTGGACAGCAGATCGGTGAAACCTTCCAGTTCTTGTCTGATTGTGCTTGCGAAGAAGATCCCAACCGTATGTCTCCTTTTGTACGTGCTTGGGTTGGTACAGCTAGCCAGGTTTACGAGAACGCGAAGCAGAAAGGATTCTGGAGCGAAGGCGAGAACCGCAACAATGGCGAAATGATCGCCTTGATTCATTCCGAGCTTAGCGAAGCTCTTGAAGGGCTACGCAAGGGTAACGGTCCCGACGACAAGCTCCCGCAATTTACTGCTGTTGAAGTTGAGCTTGCTGATGCCGTGATTCGTATCATGGACATGGCGTATGCTAGGAACTGGAAAGTGGCGCAGGCTATTGAAGCAAAGATGGCTTATAATAAGCAGCGCGGTTATAAGCACGGGAAGGAGTTCTGATGAATGGCAATCTATCGCGCGCGACCGCAAAATGCTCCGTATGCGGTAGGGTCATCGTTTTTACTGGACGGGGTTCCACGAACGTGGTGCCCCACCATGTATTTCGGTCTAGATTATGCGCCGGCGGAGGCGTTAGCGTTGTGGCAAGAATTGACGAGCATCGAGGGAATTCTGGAAACCCAGGAAATCCGGCACGATAGTGAACCGCATCGTGTCATAGTCCGTTGTGTGATTTGTGGTATCCCGGTTTCGGTTACGTTAGTTCCAGATACAATCGGCGCTTGTGCTCTTGAGTTCCATCAAGTGCTTTACAATTATCTTCGAGGAAAACCCAATGCGGATCAGCAATCCACGATGCTATTTAATTGCGGAAACCGCCATCCGCCAATTTACGATCCAGGAAGCGCTTGGAAATTTGGGGGTGACGGGGTGGAGTACTGATGCACAGAATGACGCCGCTTATTTGACAGAATTCGCGGGGAAGACATGTTATATGTCTTTCGACACGAGTTTGAACAAAAATCTGACCAAGACTGGCGGGCGTAATAACGCACAGTACATTCAAGATGGTTTGGTGAAGACCGGCCATGGCAGTGTACTTGAACACGCTTCCGTGACTTTCTTTATCGTGGACGTTTCCCGCGTTGTGACTCATGAATTGATTCGTCATCGCGCTGGTACTGCGTTTTCGCAAACTTCGGGTAGGTACGTTCGTACTGAAGAACTGTCTTTCTACGTTCCTCAAGACATTCGCGATAACGAAGAAGCGCTCGCCGTGTTCAAAGAACATGTCGAAAAGACCGAAACACGTATCAAACGTCTTAGTACCATTCTTGGTATCGATAAAGCTGTTTTTGCGGTCAAAAAGCGGCTTACGAGCGCCATTCGACGTTTGATCGGTAACGGTCAATCAAACAATATTGTTGTCACAGCGAACCATCGTGCTTGGCGTCACATGATTGAGATGCGTACTGATCCGAGTGCTGAAGAAGAAATCCGTGTGGTCTTCGCGGATATTTCCAAACAGCTCCGAACGGAGTATCCTGAGATCTACGCAGATGCAGTCGTTGAGCTTGACGAAGCAACTGGTATCGAAGTGACGAAGTTTCGTCACTCAAAGATCTAAATGGGTCGTTAGCTCAGCGGTAGAGCAGGAGACTTTTAATCTCTTGGTCGAAGGTTCGATCCCTTCACGACCCACCAATTATGGAGAGGTGGCCGAGTCTGGTTTATGGCACCGGTCTTGAAAACCGATGAGGGTTTCAACCCTCCGTGGGTTCGAATCCCACTCTCTCCTCCAAAATAGTGTTTCGGATGGCGAAACTGGTAGACGCAGAGGAGCTAATTCCTTCGGCCGAAAACATCTGGTCATGTGGGTTCGAATCCCGCTCCGAAACACCATATAGATATCCGAGTGTAGCTCAGTCTGGTAGAGCGCCTGCTTTGGGAGCAGGTGGTCGGAGGTTCAAATCCTTCCACTCGGACCAATTTTTTGATAAGGTTTACCAATGAACAAGCTTATCTACCTGTAGTACTTTCGTCCTCCGTAACTTCGGATTTGCGTTTTTAGTCGCAAATCCCTTTAGTTACCAAGGAAAAAGTCATGTACAACAAAGAATGTCAGCTCGTTGACCGTCGCGAGTTACTCCGTATCAAGTTGAAGTCTCTTGCCGCAGAAGCCCGCATTATTCGACGGGAAGAACGTCGAACTTGGGGGCCGTTGCGCCAAGAGATGGAGTTCCATAGACGTCAATTTCTTCGAAAAATTGCGCGCGAAACTCATATCGCGTATGCACTTATCCGTGGTGTACCACTGGATAAGGTCGAAGCCGGACGCACGAATTTGGACGGACTTGATGCGAAGGCAATCAATGCAATGGTTGCCAAGTACGGTTCTCTTAAAGCCTCCTTAGCTCAATGAGAAGAGCAGTGGCCTCTAAAGCCATCAGTCTGGGTTCAATTCCCAGAGGAGGCGCCAATTATGGCTAGATGGCAGATTGGTGATGCAGCGGAGTGCAAATCCGCGGAAGCTGGTTCGATTCCGGCTCTAGCCTTAGGAGCTACTTATGAGTTACGACATTTATTTGGCGCATCCTGTTACAAAAAAGCCGCTGCTGCTGGATTCGCCACACTTTATGCGTGGCGGTACGTACTGTCTTTCTGGCGAAAAAGAAGCACACCTCAACGTAACGTACAACTACGCCCCCCATTACTACCGAGTGTTCGGTATGGGGGAAGGCGGCATCCGAGCACTGTATGGGAAAAGTGGCGCAGAGACGATTCCGTTGCTGAAAGCGGCGATCGACCAGCTTGGTGACGATGTCGATGATAACTACTGGAAACCGACGGAAGGTAATGCCAAGGCAGCTCTCTTTCAATTGCTTGCTCTTGCACAAATGCGACCGGATGGTATCTGGAAAGGAGACTGAGGTATGGGCGGCTGGATTGGAGTAGATCTCGACGGGACACTTGCTGAGTATGGTGGATGGAAAGGACCGGATCATATTGGTGATCCAGTGCCGGCCATGGCTTCTCGAGTACGAAAATGGCTGGCTGATGGTCGAGAAGTCCGAATCTTCACTGCACGAGTAGCCGGAGTTCGAGAAGGTTCTGAAGTCGATGAAACGACGAAAGGAATCCAAGACTGGTGCGAAAAGCATTTTGGCGTTCGGATCCCTGTAACGTGCAAGAAAGACTTCGGGATGATCGAACTGTGGGACGATCGGTGCGTGCAAGTTGAGGCGAACACGGGCCGTCGAATGGACGGCAAATTGGAGTAAGCCATGATTGCGACTGGATTGAAGGTCTCGGAATTGATCGAGAAATTGAAGGCGCTCGAAGAAGAACATGGTGATCGTCATGTTTTTCTAAGTGGGAATGATTACCCGTCGTGCTGTGATGGCGCGGAATACATTCGCGAAGGCGATTCATACATTCCTGCCGGATCGTTTCTGCTCTATTGAGGCGTTCGAACATGGAACTTTGTGGTTGCATTCGTTGTCGCGAAGAGCGAGGGGAGGAACTGTACTGGTTTGGAACCATGATCGAAATGGTGTGCTGCAATCAATGTGGTAACAAACGCTGTCCTCACAGCGACGACCACAACAATCCTTGCTCGTGGAACAATGAACCGGGCCAACTTGGGAGTAGATACAAATGAGTAAGAATGTTTACAAAGTGTACCGGACTCAGGATGGTCGCGTGACCATGAACAAGTCTAACCAGGAGTTTCGTGTGCAGGTTATCGGCAACGAAAGCTTCAAGCGAAATTCTCCGCACGACATCGCTTCGTTTTGGGGCGTTGAGAAAGACAACATTCTGAAGTATATCGGTACCTCTCGATCGACCGCGCGCATTATGCGAGAGCGCTACGAAAATGCACGCGTTGTCGCTCTGAAACCAGCTATGCCGCGCGAGGTGGAACGGGTATGAATGCAAAGCGCGTAAAGCGAATTCGACAAAACATGCGTGTACTCGGTGTTTCGGCCAAGCCTTCCGAACGTGCTTACGAGCGCAACAATCGCACGAAGGTAATCCGCAACGAGGTGAATTCCCCACGTAACTTGTATCAGCGTGCGAAGCGCGATACTTACTTGCGTATTGCTCTCAGCTACCTTGTCGCTAAGGAGCGAGAGAAGGCATGCAACAACTGTAATCCTGCTGTGCCAGTCTTCTAATGGTTAAGAAACCCGATTGTGACTCGGGTAATAGGGTTCGAATCCCTCTGGCACCCCAACGAGAAACCCCGGCCTAGACCGGGGTTTCTTTTTTCTTTTGCCTATTCACTTAGGAATGGGTAACTATTTAGCCGTTGCCTTTCAGCTTTTGGATCAGTTCCGCCAGCCACGTGGCTCTTGGTGCGTCTTCCGGATTGTTTCTCGCCCGTTGCTTTGCTTCCATGATCTGATCGCGCGTAAACAAGGCCGGGGACAGATACCCGAATTCGTCCTCAATCATCGCCGGGATGTAGTCAGGGGCCGCCCCAAAATGCCGGTTCCGATTCAACATCGGAACATTGCGGATCCGTGACTTCGTACGATTACCCATTTTCTTTCTCCAGTCGTTTATACCCGCGCATCGCAAGCTGGCTCCCCCATCCTGCTGTACCCCCAAACTCACGCTCGATGATTGGCTTAGCAACCTCCATGAGATGAGCGATTCTGCCCGGAGTGTCGTACTCCAAGACCTGATCCACGGCGAGCGCCAACGCTTTGATGTCTGGCAGCTCGATTCCCCGCGACTCATTATCCATTTTTCAACCTCCCTGACCGAGTAAAATGTTCAGATCCAGCGTGGCGTGCTCGTTCGTCAGTTTGAAGTACGCGTAGGCGTTCCGGATCACCTGATTCATGTCTTCCACGCGTGGGTTAGTGGTAAGCAGCTTGCCACCCGGCGACCGAGAGTCGTTGGCCACGGCGTACACCACGTTCCCATCAGGACCGTGAATCTTCGAATCAACGAAGCCCTGCCGCTCTTCGCTCCATTCTCGTGTCACAGCCGGGGAGTACACACGCCAGAGCAGCTTGGCGTCGGCGCCACCAGAGAAGAGGGCGTTCGTAAAGCGGACGTTACCACAGTTCATCTCCTGCAGCGCCTGCTGCGTAGAGTCCATGGGCACGTAGTCTTCCATATCCTGCACAAACCACCAGTGCGGAATCATGGCCGCGAAGCGCTCCTTCAGCTTGTCGCCAGACGCCTTGAACTCTTCGCGGATGCGTTCTGCAGCAGCAAGTTTTGCGAAACCAAGCGACTGCAGGTCATAGACTGGATCAACCGACGTCGCGGCGACCGATGAGATACCAAGCAACTCGCCGAGCGCGAGGTAGGCAGTTCGAATTTCGTTAGAGATCATGGGCAGGTTCCTTCGATGTATTTGATAACGAGCCGCAGTTCTTCAACCGTGGCGTTGTTCTTTAGCATGTTAGCCCTATGCGAGATAACACGCACGTTCCCTTTTACATATCCTTTGCTGCTGTCTACCCGATCGAGAGACGGACTACGCAACTGGTGTCCTAGAACGGGGCACGTCTCTGGAACGACGATATCATGCAAATCGATGTTGAATTCTCTACCTAGCTTGGTTGCTCTTGACTTGGCCGCGTTGAAGAGACGCTTTTGAATCGACGTGTTTTGGTAGTGCTGCTTAGATAACGGTTTTCTGCACTTCTTACATATGCTGTTAACGCCGTTTTTACATCGCTTGTGCTTATGGAACTCCGTATTCGGCTTCGTACTATGGCATTTCCTGCACTCGCGACTATTGGTTACATCCATTCGCACGCCCCCGCACTACACGCCAAAGTCTTTTGCCCTTCAGTGGCGTCTTCTTTCTCGATGTCCCGCAGGCCGTCCCAACTGACGTTTGGCATGTTCTCGGCCAGCGCTTCGTACGTCTCCTTCGTGCACTCAGTGTAAGGGGCCTGACGGTAGACGTGGTCTGTGTGCGGCAGGAATGAGACTCCCCCAATGTCGTCGAAGTGATTGTAGACCCAATCGCCTACGGCAAGCCACTCATTATCGCGTACGTAGACAGTAATTGACGGGTTGTGTTCGCACCAGTTGTCCTTGACCACCAGATAATGTTCAAGCTGCTGGATAGCGGTCAAATCATTACGGAACGTGGCATGGGCAGGCGCTTTGACCGGGAACGAGAAGATGTCCGTCGAATCCGGCTTCATCACGCAGTCTTCGACATAAAACCCAGCCGTACGCATGAACTTGGCAAGCGGGTCTTTCTTGTCGGCGCGCACGGTGCGGATGTAGTAGTTCGAATAGCGCGGGTGGATACCACTAGCGCTGTCGACGAGCTGACTGACGGTACCCGACGGCTTGACGGTAGTGATCGCAGCGGAAGCTGGAATCCCGAGCTTCTCAGCCCATTCCGCGTTGACCTTGACCGCATGGGCACGCAGTAGACTGAGCCAGTCGGCGGTGGTCTGGTTCGCCTTGTTCAGAATCTCGTGGTCCATAATGCCTGTCAGCGAGACACCGAGAAGGCGCTCTTCCTCCGCATTCTTTTTCCAGATGCTGCGGATGTAGCGGTAGTTGGTCAAAGTCGACTGGAAGGTGCCCATGATCGTGGCAATCTCGACCTTGTCCATCAGTTGGTCGAGTGTATCGCCCGCGCGAACCACGACTTCGGTCAAGTTACAGAAGCCGTTGGGGCGCAGGATGATCTCGCCGCAGTTTCCGGTCACGACGCCGGGGATAACAAAAGTGTGGTTGTCGTGTGCCACGGACAGATCCCAGACCGGCTCCTTCATACCCGTCTCAACGACGCTAATCACAGTGTCGTAGTCGTGACGGACTGTGTCAGTAGTGCCCCAGCGAGCGGTGTATGCCGTGTGCTGCGGGTACTCGTAGCGCTTGCCGTTGGGCTTCGTGATGCACACACCAGCCGTTCGGGTATGCAGAGAGGGTTTGTAACCAGCGAAGAACGCCAAGTCAGCCACAAAATCCCGGAGCGGTTGGTGTATGGACGAGAACGAAACGCGCTTGCCGTCGTCGTAGCCGTCGGAAGCCAGCAGGCCATCGAGCACCCCACGAAGGAACTTTCCAGTGTTGCCCCAGACAGGGGTGAAGTCCTTCTGATCCTTGCCCTCTATACCGTGAGTCTTGAGGAACCGTTCGAAAGCCACCGACGAAGTGTTCAGCTCGTAGGTACCGTTGTCGCGTTTGGGCAGCGTCGTCTCTACACCCACATCCTTGAGTGACTTGATCAGAAGCTCGCGCAGATCAGCGCGGCGCTCGGGGAGGCACAAACCGAAAAGAGTAACCCCATCGTCGCTGCGGACGGTGCGCCAGCCGTTACCCAGCCAATAGCCAATCAGGAAACCATCCTGTGCATCCCGCTCGGTGCCCGTAGGGGGCAGAGCGCGAGTACCGGTAGGGAGGCGATCACCGGCCTTCAGCTCTACCGTCGTGCGCTTACCCTGGCCGATAACGGGCCACTTGTGCTCGGCAGTGGCGTAGTACTTGCGACCTGAGGCCAGCGTCAGCTCATAGAGAGTCGCGCTGGGTGAACTCATGCGACAGATCGCGGGGGCGAAATCGCCGTTCCCGACTGGGACCTGAAACTCCAGTCCTTCGAGCTTCTCGATAGGCACTACGCCGTCGACGGTCAGAACAAGAGTCCCCGCACGAAGCGATGGATTTGTACCGAAGTCGAAGTTCGGGTTACGTCGGCCGGACTCGAGCACCTTCTTCTTGGCTGCGACCCGATTGAAGATACCGCGTTCGCCAGACTTGGATTTCACAAGAGCCATCCATTCTTCCATGAAAAGCTCCATATCGGGCTTCTCAGTATACGCAGCAGAGTTGTTGGCCAACGCGCGCTGCCCGTTGTCCACCCACCACTGCCCGCTCTTAGCGACGCGCATGCGGTCGTCGGACAGGTTGGACAGTGAGATGAGAGCGGAACGACGCACACCACCGACGACGACGATGTCTGCGATCTTGCAGACGAGGTCGTGACACTCGACGGAATTGAGTTTTCGGCCAGCAGCCTTAGTGAACATCTCCACCGTAAAGGCGAACAGGTCCTCAAGCGGCCTAGGACCGCTTGCACGGCCTCCAAACGTCTTGAGCTTAGCGCCAGCAGGGCGGATCTTAGAAACGTCCCACGTAGGGATCTGGCCGTTGTAGAGAAGACTCAGAAGCTGGCGGAACGAAGAAGCCCAACCCACTTTGCTGTCCGGGACGACGATGGTGGCGTCACACGGGTGCATCGTTTCCGAGATCGTGGGCAAGTTGGCGATGTGTTGGCGTTCGACACTGAAACCGACTCCGGTACCGCACATGAGGATGTAAAGGATCTCATCGAAGCTGCGCACGTGGTCGACAGCCACGAAAGAGCAGTTGAAGCCGGCCACTTCGTCTTTGTCGAGCGCAGGACCCGCAGTCATGAGTGCGCGCATGGACGGCATGACGTCGAGGTGCTTGATGGCGTCTGCAATCCGTTGCTGCGGATAGCTGTCGGGGAACCGCCCTTTGAAGAACGAAGCGTAGCGGTCGACGGTTTCTTCCCACGTTTCTCGGCGCTTCTCGTCTTCGAGCCAGCGAGCGTAGCGAGAAAGGTGGATGTACTGCTGGAGCTGAGTCGGCAATTCGATAGACATGAGGCGCCTCGTTAGGGAACGATAGAGATAACTTCTTGTTCTTACAGTCTTTTCTTATTTTCTAGAGAGTCTAGAGAGAAGAGAGAAGAGATCTATAAGAATAAGAAATTAAGAGAAAAGAGAGAAAATAGTAACCATATAGAGAAGTTCCCCTCCCCACTAGGTGCTAGAACGCTAGGCACCTGGTGGGGAGGGGAGAGGGACAGTTTAATCGATAAGACGGGCGCCCGGAATCGTCCGATCGATCACGTCACCAAAACTCACACGTTGGTCACCGAACAGCCAGCGAAGGATCTTCATAGCGTGCTCAACCGACGGGCCGAGCAGACCTTCGCCCGGCATCTTCCCACGCCCAGTGTCCGTAATCACGTTCGCGCCAAAGTCGTAGACACCAAGCAGACCGGAGCGCATCACAGCGTGCTTGATGTAGTCGACGGTAGTCCATCCCTGCGGGAAGCCGGTGAACGTAGCCATCTTCAGCAGGTCCGACGCGAGCATGATCGGGATAGTCAGCATCATGATCGCGGTTGGTCGGTTGTTACCCTTGTCGGACTCAGCAGCCATGCGCTTCAGGATCACGTTGTGCATCGCAAACGTGAACTGCTTAAGATGGGCCAGCAGCATGAAACGCGGATCCGACATCCACGTCGGCCGCTGACTGGCACTTGGGCGCAAAACGGCTTGGTCTACGAAACGGAACATCGCGGCCTGCACGCGCTTGGCGCGCTCGATGTCCGTCGGCGTCGGGACCTTGTACCCTCCAGCCTCAGCAAACTGTTCCGGCGTCACGGCGAGACGATCGCCCTTCATGCGGACGATATCGCCAAGCTCCAGCCCTAGTTCCTTGAGCGTGTCTTCTACCTTCTTGTTACCGGCGGTGTAGTCCTCGTGATCAAGCAGGTAGCTCTCGCCAGCAGCCGTGGCAGCAATGCGCATGGTGTCGTTCCAATACTGCATGCCGTTCCACCGGAACAGAGCGTTGTTGGCTTTTCTTGCCCCAGCAGACATGTACGCGTTGCCGTACGTCATACCCATGGCTTCGAGCGTAGACTCAGCGCTGATGATGCCCATCATTCGGGCCATCTTCTTGTGGTACGACTTGTCCGTCGCTCCAACAAACATCATGTACGCACGACCAGCGTCCGCAAGGTTCCCAGTACGAGCAGCGATCATGATCGGATCGATCATCTGCGAGAACAAGGCCAACGGGAGCAGAATGAAGTTCTGACCGGTCATGATCGTGGACATGAGTTTCTTGGTCTGCACCGACATTTTACCGCCATCCAGCGTGCCTTCGAGGCCGCGGATCACGTTCTTGACGTCCACCTCTTCTTCTTTGGTCAGCTTCGCAAGCTCGATCGCTTTCGCGATGTCTTCACCGGCGTTACCGAAGCTGCTGGCGTACTCAGCGCGGTGGACCATCTGGTGGATGTAACCACTCAAGATGTCCATGGCGTCTTTCTGCTGGAACTTGGCAAAGTCAGCAGCGTTCGCCGGCGTGATGAACTTGAACTGCCGCTCCATAACGGAGCTAGCAAACGGCGTGAAACCCAGATGGCCTTCGGCTTCGGCAAGCTCAAGACGACCGTTGCCGCTCAGGATGGCCTTCGTCGTAGCGTCGATAGACTTGTCCGCCACACCGTTTTTCTTCAGGAGTGCTTTCCACTCAGTAATGTGGTTACGAATGCTGTCGGCGTCCCAGTTGCGCGGGAAGTAACCGTTGACGTAGCCGATGTCCTGCCACGTCGCCTTGCCGCTGCTGTCGAGTACAAGCCGTTTGACACCCGAAGCCTTCATGTACTTGTGCGCATCTTCAAGGAGCTCGGCGATCTTGTGCTCAAGCGGCGTAGATGGGGGGAGCATCTTCTGGAGATTGTCCACAGCGCGGCGCCGCTCCGTAGCGGTCGTACCTTCGAAGATGTCAGACAAGCGATTCATCCACTTGCCACTCTCTTGGAACCGACGCTGGATGAACCCGAGTTTGCCTTCCTCAGAACTGAAGGCCTCGGCGATAGCGTCAAGGCTCTTGATCTGATACGCGCGCAGCCGATCTGGACCAACCTTGGTGAGCAGCTTCCGAGAGATATCCACCAGACCCGGAGCCATCTCTTCCATTTTGTTGGTCAAGGTCTTGTTCTGGAAATCACGCAGCACTTCCCCGGCGATACTCATATCCGAGAACTGACCGTCCTGCAGCTTGTTGAACAGCTCTTCGATGCGCTCGTCGATCGTAGACACACCGATGATCTCGCGGATGAAGTCCCAGATCTTCTGGAACACATTCCGCTGCGCATCACGAAGCTCCAAAGCACCGCCAGCCCACAGCTGGAAGACATACGCCGCGCGTTCTTCCGGATCAGTCTCGATCTGCCCGATGGCTCCCGGATGACCCTCCAGCAGCTTACGCAACTGAGCCATCACATACGGGGTGCTCGACGCAGCGATCATGTCTCGGCGTACGTTGCGCAGAGTCTGATTGCTCTCAAGCGAACGGAAGAACGCGTGCAGCGCTTCGTGCCAACCCACACCAGCCGGGTCGTGCGCATTCTTGGCAATGTCGATGATGTGCCGCTGGTTCGCTTCGTCGCGAACGTAGCTACCAGAACCTTCTTTGTCCTTGAAGATCCGGAACTTGACCGTCGTGTTCTTGCCCAGCATGCGGCGGATCTGCGCACGGATAGCACGCTCGCTCGCGGTATCGGTTTTGACCGTACCGTCCTGATACGTTTCCTGCTGTGAGTGACGGCGGTCGATTTTGGCCCGCTCGGTGATCCGATCGGCCATCTTCTTCGCGCCATGTTTCTCGTACAGTTCGCGGATGCCAGCACGCGCTTTTTTGCCGTCGCTCGCAGGAGCGCCGGGGATAGCCCAACCTTCCTTGACGTCCACCACGATGAAGCCGTCGTAGTCGTTTACGTCGCCGGCGTCAGGATCGACCGCGGTCGATTTAACTTTTACGGTGGCGAACTCGCGCCCCTCGACAACGAACGTACTGACCACGCGACCGAAGATCGGCTTGCCACGGCGACCGATGACCGACACGCGGTTGCCTTTCTTACGCAGTTCCTCCGCTTTCTTCGCCTTGTTCTTGGCTTCGAACTCGGCCACAACCTGCGCGTTAATGATGGGGCTGAACTCTCGAGCCACACTAACGAACTCAGTGATTCGGTTCTTGGCCGCATCGACCTTGGCCTGCAGGCGACTGCGCGCCTCATCCGTGTTCGACTGGTCAAGCATATCCGTGAGGTGCTTGAGCTTCTTACGCAGTCCGTTGAGATGCGCAACGGCCTCCTTCTCCTGCTTGGCTTCCTTGATTTTGCGCGCAGCGGCAGCCTCGTTAGCGAGTTTTTCTTTCTGCGCATTTTCGCGTCGAGTGGCGCTTTCCTTTTTGGCCGTCTCGCGCTTTGTCTTCGTCATGCCGGGGTGGCGGTCAAGGACAACCTTAGCCGCCTCAGCAATGTAGCGCAGCCGTCCGGCCTGCTGGGCGTACCCTTTCTGGTCAGCACCGGTGGCCTTAGCGGCGTTAGCACGAGCCTCCTTGTAGGCCGCTCGAAGTACCTCGACCAAGCGCAACAGCTTGTCGCGTGGCATCTCGTCAAGCGCGTTGTAGATGCGCTCACGCGAAGCCTCGGCGGACCACTTACCATCTTTGGTCATTCCGACGTTGTCCAGAACCGTCAAAAGCTCCGGATCCGACGCAACTGCCACGTCAGTAGCATCGACCTTGGTGTTTGGCTTCGGTGGTGGGGCTTGGACTTTCTCGACGTGTTTTTTCTTCTCACTCGTCTTGGCAACGCCCGCTTCCTTGTCGAGCTGCGCATCGAGTTCGGCTTTGAGCGCCTTAAGCTGCGCCGGAGACGCCCCAGCTTTCTTGGCCTCAAGGGTCTTGGCGACGATAGCGCGCACTTCTGGGCTTTCAACAGCACCGCGCTTGTCGGAGACGCGGCGAGCAATATCGGCGTTAGCAGCTTCAACCGCAGCATTGTCGCCAATGTGCGAGCCTTTCTGGTCGTCTCGGATTTCAGAAAAACCCGATCGAGCATCGGCGTCAGACCGAGTGATGTTCTTGGCGTTCTCCTGCCCTCGCTCAACTGAGCCGGAACGCTCACTCTCCGCAAGCTCGCGGCGACGCTCGAAAAACATCGACTCGGCTTCACGCTTCATCGCGCGATAATCGTCGTGAGCGAGCTTGGCGAATGTCGCTTTGGCCTGCGCAGCGCGCCATGCAGCCCAAGCCGCTTTGGTTTTTACTTCTTCAGCGTTCGCCTTGAGCTCGTTGGCCTCGTCTTTCAGCGTTTGGGCTTCGAGCGCAGCATCGGCCACGAGACGATCGATCGCGGGCATTTCAGATTCCGCGATATCGTTCAGATCCTTCTCTGTCGCGGTCCGGTGCTTGCCTTCGTCGAACAGTTCTGACAGAGATTCGAGAATACCAGCGATCTTGTTACGTCGCGCTGGTACACCCTTCTCGGTGTCGGCGACGAGCGAGTCCGTCAGCTCCTTGAGCGCTTCCATACGCTTCTGAACACCGAGTTTGAGCTTATCGTCCAGTCGACGACGCTCAGCACTGCGCTTATCCGCGTTTTCCGGGAACCTTTCTTTCGCAGCCTTGACGATCTCAATGGCTTTTTCATTGCGCGTCATGAGGGACGACGATGGCGCTTTAGGCAGCGTCTGTTTGACCGTCGACAGCTTGGTTACCATCTCAGCGATGTCTGGACGCGCCATGATAGCCGCGATGGCACTCTTCAGATTCTCAAGGTTCGTTTCCTTGGACGGACTAACTACGCGGTCAGTTGCAGCGCGCTTTTGCGCCATGCGAGCGACCATAGCAACGGCAGACAACACGAGTTCTTTGCCGTCTTTCTTCTTGAAGATGATTCTCGAGTCCGGATATTTCGATCGCGAACCGCGCACGACGCCTTTCGAGTCCTTGACCGGCACTTCGATATCGGCCATAGCACGCAGATCGTCGTCCGTAACCTCCTGCTCTGGGTCCACAGAGCGCTCACCGACGCGAGCCACTTCGTACAGATTCAGCGCGCGACGAGGGCCCATGTCCTTGGCCGCAGCCTCAAGCTGAGCTTTCTCACCTCGCAGCTCATTGGCCACTTCAGTGCGACCACGCTTCTGGGCATCTGCGATGCGACTGTCGAGGCGGGTCAGCATCTTGGAAATGCCGACCTCTGGCGTTACACCCTGCTCGTCAAGGTACTCAGAGTACGGAACCATTTCCGCGCGCGAGTAGTCCTGCTTCATAGCCTTGAGCGCACGACGGCCTTCGGTCAGTCCTTCGCCGTCCTTGCGCCCGAACGTACGGAACGGGATTTTTTCCGCCGCACCGCGGAACGCGTAACTGAAATTTCGACCGTCACGCTCCGATGTCTCTCCAATTTCATAGCCTGCATCCGTTGCAGCAGCTCGTTGAGCTTCAGCATGGTCGCGTGGTCGCTTGGTAGAGCCTTCACCTTCATAACTGTCTTCTTCAGTAGCTCCTGCTTCGGTCGTCGCACCAAGTGCCGCTGTATTTGCCTCTGGGTCGTAGTCTTCGCCGAGTCGATCCTTGAAAGCTTCTCGCCGCATCTCTCCGTAGTAAGCCAGTACCGAGTCAGCACGTTCAGCACTACCGAAGGTGCTGATCAACGCGTTCTTGATTTGCGGGCTGAAGCTGTCGAAGCCGTTGTCGCGATGCAAGCTGAGCTTGTCGACGATCTCCGCAGCTCGGCTGCGTTCGCCGTACGTCGCACCCGTATCCTTGAGCATGGTTTCGAAGAAGCTCTTGCCCTTCGAAGCCTGCACGTCGGCCACAGCGCTTGGGATGTTCTTCAGTTTGTCGGTTACTTTCTTGAGCGCCGGGCTACTAACGATACGAGACACTTCGTTGATAGCGTCGTCGCCCAGAGTGCTCACCAGACTACGCAGGTGCTGTTCGACTTCGGGGGTCAGTTCGGCTTTGCCGTCGCCAAGACGGACCGCAAGTCCGACCATCTGACGAGCGATAGTCGGGGCGTTATGAGCCGCCGTGCTACCGAGTTCAGCGGACACCAGCTCAGTCAGCTGACGCAGTTCCGTCGATGGGATGTCCTGCAGGTTCTGCTTCGGAGCATCGTAGTCGCGCAGCATGTCTCCGAGCTTGGACTTCAATCCTTCGAATGCCTTACCAACCTGCTCGACTTTCTTCTTGCCAAGACTGTACGAGTGCAGTGCAGCCTGACGTTCAGGGCGTGAGTAGTCTCCCTCGAAGCCTTCGATCATGTCGCGAACGAACTTCGGAGTCTTCGGATCTTTCAGGATCTCTTCGGCTCGACGACGCGCAGCCTCGACGCGACCAGATTCGTCGCGGTCGATGTTGTCCATCGTCTCTTCTGGCGTAGCGCCCTGCAGGCTGCCAGACAGACGCGGACGGCTGAGAATGTCGAGATCGGTGTCTTCGACGGTATCACCGAAAACGTCGTCTTCAGTCCCCGTTCCAGCGTCCGTCTCAGTCGCCTGCGCAGGCGCCGAGAACTTCTTACCGACTTCCTTAGCGCGCTTCATAGCGCTGTCGACATACTGTCGGCCGGTTTTAGCAGCGTCGAACGCCCTATCCGAAAGTTCGATCGAACCGAGATTGTCGGCGATAGCTCCCGGAGCGTCCATGGCAGCCGAGATGCCACCACCAGCCAGCGCGCCCTGAACAGCCGCGTCAGCCAGATCCCACCCACTGAGTTCACGATTTGGATTAAGGTGTTTGGCAGCGAGATGCTCAACACCCTTCTGGGCTGTTTCTGTCGCAGCCTCTTCCAGAGCGCTCTTGCCGACATTTGCGAGGTACGAACCAGCGCCCGGACGAAGGAAACGGTTTGCCAAGGCAGACGGAACGATGGATTCGAGCGCAGCGTTGGCAGCGCCTCCGTACATCGCAGCACGTTCACGCTCAGCAAGCGGAGTAGCGGCAATAGTCGGGTCTGAGTACTGATCAGCGATGATCTCGTTTCGAGACAGCTGATACGACGGAATCAAAGCACCGATAGCAGCCGTAAGAGGCGCAGCGCTTCGCGTAAGCAGTGCAGCACCAATAGACGGAGCCATAGAAGCTGCACCACTAGCAAACGCCCCCTGAGCGAAGTCAATGGTATCGCCCACACCGTTGATGCCACGAAGTGAGCCGATACGAGGCGCATAAGCCGCAGCGATACCCTGCTGACGTTTCCAGTCGCGGATAGCAGAATCAAAGGCCTCGCCGCCCGCGGCTTCAAGTTCCTGAGCCGTGTTGGCGCGGTATCCAGCGCCCATATTGGCAAAGGCTGAAGCGAATCCTCGTTCGATATCCGCCGTTGGCGCGTAGCGGTTACGCGCCATTTCGAGCTCGTCAATGTAGTCGCTTGTAACTGGACGCAGCGGCGACAGAGCCATCAGTTATCTCCATGTTTGTTGCGCAGCGCAGAACGCTCGATCTCTTTACGAATCGCGCGCTGAGTGCGTTTGTCTTTCGGCGCTGGCATTACTCTACCAGATTGGTCGCGCACAACAGTCTGATCTGTAAATGGCAGAAGGTCCAGAACTTCCGCACCAAACGCGCGAAGAACGCCACGAGACCCTGCGTCGTCCCAGAACCGCGGTTCGCGCATTTCGACAGGCATTGGAAGACCGGCATCCGTAGGCGCGTCAAAGCCATATGGGTTACGAGCGTAGCGATCCTGCTGCTCAGCCAAGTTAGCCATCTCAACAACGTGGTCAACGGCAGCAGCGCGATCCTGTCCAGTGAGACCAGCGATGTTACCAATCTGGTCTTTACCGGCCCCGAGAATACGCGATGAAACCGCATCGGCGAGTTCCGGATCTTCCGCAAAACGATCGCGAATAGCGCTTCGGATGTCTTCCAGACCCTTTTCTTCCCGAGTGATGCCCTCTTTTTCGGCTTTCGCACTGGCTTTAGCAGCATCCGAAGCAGCCTTGGCCTGAGCGGCAATGTTCTCGGCATCAACGCGCGACTGAGCCAGAAGCGAGTTGCTGGCGTTCATCGCTTGCGTATTACCGAGTGCAGACAGGTCGTTGGCCGCAGCCATACGAGCCTGGTTACGCTGCGCATTGGCGGCAGTATTGGCGCCAGAGTTCATGCCGGCTACGTCAACAGCGCTGCGTTGGTCGAACCCAAGTTCTCGGCCACGAGCCGCTTCGAGTTCCAGCAGCTTACGCGCGAGGTTGCCCTGCCCTTTCGAGCTGTACATACCACGCAGCTCGCGACCGAGCTTGTCGTACCGAGCGTTGATCTCGCGCTCGTTCCGCGGAACCTGCGCGTAATAACCGCCGCCACCTCGATCGCGAAGCTGGCTTCGGGCAGCGCCGAGAGCTTCACGCTGGATTTCATTCATACCGTTCGGAGCGGCAGCAGCTGTACGCGTCGGAGTTGGCTTCGCACTTCCGGTCTGCGCTTCCGGCTCGTTGGTCGCTTCGGCCACTGGCGCAGCACCCGTGTTGCGCGGAGCTTCTCTATTCGGACTAGATGCAAACCCAGTCATGAACGACCCACCACCGATAGATTCTGCAATACCACGACCAATACGACCGGGGAGACCAAAACCAATAGCGTCGCCAGTGCGTTCAAGCACACGCGGAATGTCAGAAGCAAAAGTGCGCGCCACCGGACCGGCCTCCGGACCCAAGCCCATAGCATTGTCGTAGTTAGCAATGAACTGTGGGCTATCGTTGAGCGTGTCTAGCGCACCCATTGTAGCCCCACCCGCTGCAAGGCCAGCACCGCCGATACGGAGGGCGCTTTTTGTAGCAGAAAGCGCAGGAGTCGTTTGGGCATTGACAAACTTATACGCAGCGGATCCGGGCGCACCCGGAAGGGGCGCACCCGGTACTGGCCCCGCAGGAATCATGGCGCGAGCGCCCGGCGCATTTGAAGTAGGGATCGCGTTACCCTTCGTGTCGACTCGATAGACGTAGTCACCGTCACTGTACCGACGCAACCCCTGCCGGTACTTGGCTTTACCGGTCGGTTCGTGAGTAGCGGCCTTGATTGCATCGAGCTTGTCGACACCAATTGCTTCCACGGTATCGGCTGGCAACACATACTCTCCGTCGCTCAGCATAGCAGGCACTTTGTCGTCGGTCGGACCACCCGGACCACGAACCGGGCCGCCCCGTGGCGGCACCCGACCACCATCAGCCATCTGCGCTACAGGCTCTGGCTTCTTGGTCGGTCCGTAACCACCCGTCTTGGAGACATAGTCCATACCCACGTCCTGCATAGGCTGACGCTGCCACATCGGTGCGGGCGCCGTCTGGGGCTGGCCGACATTCCCGAACTGGCCGTTCGCGACCGGAGATGTCATGCTAATATCCATCTTCGGAGCACGCTGCCACATCGGTCGAGGGTCCGCAGGCTGATCGAACTTTGCCGCATTGGCGATGATGCTCGGGTCGAGCCCACCCGGACGCAAGCCGCCAGCGGATGGCCCACGAACCCAGCTAGGAACATTCGATTCTGGAGTAGAGCGACTACCGGCCGCGAGACCGTTCATTTTTTCATACGGCGACTGCATGAGGGCGGCAGCGCGCAGAGTGCTTGGACTAAGCATCGTCGAAGCCGGGGCGTTAGCCTTGTGCGTGAGCATTTCCACAGCACGCGGATTCCCCGCTAGACTAAGCGCAGCAGGTGCAGCAGGAGCGGCAGGAGCGGCAGGAGCGGCAGGAGCGACTGGCGCAGGCGCCGAAAGAACGCCAGCCCTACCTCCGGCTTTAGCATCCACAAACGCTGGTGGCACAGCACCAACAACGGGCGCTTCTGGCGTAGCCGTCCGTCCCGCCTGATTGGTGGCGAAGTTACCCAGTGGCTGCGCAGCGTTCTGCGTGTACGGACTCGCCCCAGCCGGTCGAGCGGCTTGGTCAGTGAACGTAGGTACACCGTTTACAGTGCTCTTGAAGATAGCGTCCGTACCCTTCGCTCCAGCGCCGGGACCGACGGTCTTGTCGCCGCCAAGCACGCCGAGTTGAGTCTTCGGATCGATGTAGCCGCCATCCGCCATGCAGCGAAGGCGGCTCTTGTCTTTGAACGCCTTCTTGATGTTGTTCATTACGTGCCCTCGTAGTTGTAGTTCTCGCTTCGGCTCTCGGAGCGCGAGAAGCTGTTCGATTCGCTGTATGCACCGCTGGCGCTCACACCACCGGACCCACTAAGTGTCGCACCAACATGCACACCGGCCATCGCACCGGCCGCCAGCGTCGAGGCAATAGAACCGGCAGCCTTGAGCGCATCAACAATCAAACTCGCCTGTCGAATCAGCTGTTCCATATTACTGACGTACGCCTGCACCTGAGCCTGATAGAACGAGATATTAGTACGAAGCTCCGCTTCCTTGGCAGAAACTTCGACCTGAGCCTTGGCCGTTTCGGCCGTAGCCTGAGCAGCAAAGCGCTGAGTATCGGCAGTATACGCCGAAGCGCCTGCCTGAATCACAGCCACCTGTGACTGAATACGAGTTTTTTCTGCATCCAGTTCCGCTACGTACCCTTCAAGTCGCAGACGATTACGCTGAATGTAGACATCAGCGCGCTTGGCCTCAATATCGGCGATCGTAGATTTGCCCTGAATCAGTGCAGCGTAGGCACGCGCCTGTGCGTCGACAATACCGGCTTTGGCCGCTTCACCCCGAACTTGGGCTTCGTACGCGTCGAATCTTACTTTGTCGGCGTTGATTCGTTCTGCGTAGGCAGCAACATCAGCACGATAGGCCTCGATTTGATTCCGAATAACCTCGGCTTCAACCGAAGCTCCTTGCATCTGTGCTTTGAAGATTTCGATCTCTGTCTGGACCGCTTGCACTTGAGCTGTGTATGTGCGAACCCGCTGTTCATTGATTTGCCCACGAGCAATCTCCGCTTCAATCTCGGCCTTAAAGACCTCGAGTTCTGCCAGCGCAGCCTTGACGCGGATATCAAACACCTGCGCACGAATCTGATATCCGTTGATACGCGCGTTATAGAGCGAAACCTGAGCGTTGTAGATTTGGACTTGCGACTCGATCTGGAATTTCGCAGCCTCAAACATTCTATTCGCCATGTTCGTAAAGAGATTCACGAACACGTTTTCAGCAGCAATCCCCTGCTGAATTGCAAACCGGACGTTCTCGATCTGAGTCTCCGCAAATTTGATGGTCAGCTCGCGGTTCAGAGCGAGCTTCTTAACAGCGAGGTCCTGACGCATCTGGTCTGTGCGCGCAGCCTGCATTCCGCTCGGCATCGTGAATCCTCGAGCAGAGAACTCGTCAGATACCGCGTCGATCTCGCGTTTAGCGATCTGGTCTTCGCGGGCCAGCGCGCGTTCCACAATCGCTTGCTCCACTGCGGGCGGTAGACCAGAGCCCCCATCCCAGAGCAGGCGCAGCTTCGTCAGTACCTCGTCGAGGATCTCCGGTTCGTATGTTGGCTCACTCCACTGCAGAATACCGGGGAGCGCAGACCCGACGAACTCCGGTTCGACCTCGTCAAACGTTGGCAACGTAAGGCCATCAAACGTTGGAATCGTGATTTCTTCGAGGGTCGGTGGCGACGGTAGAGCCACAATGGGGCGGGAGGGGAGATTGACTTCGCCGACGTCTGGGCGAACTGGAGGGTCTCCGGGGGCCGTCCACGGTGGTGGGTTCGGAATATTCAGAGCGCTGATGCTCGGATTGAATTCCGGAATGTTTGGATCCGTCAGGTCCGGTACAGCTTCCAGACCCACGGTATCGGGGAGCTGAGAAGTAATTGTCCCGAACGATGTAGGCTCGATTGGATCAAGGTCGATGTCGACGTTGATATATGGGTGGATATTCGGTGGTGACGGCGGCGGTGACGAACCGGGCAGAAGCCCGACGCCGCTAAGTCGCTCAATAGCGCTAAGCGCTACAGACTGTAGCGCAGTCGATGTAGCTACAGAATCTTCGATACGGCTCTGAACGATGCGATCGACGTTCTCGACAGAACTGTAGGCTTCTTCAAATGGATTAGACATTACAGTCTCCGTGCCGAAACGGCGATATCAATAGTTGCGTCATACACAGCGAAATACGCTCCGTCCTTATTACCGACGGTAATGCGCCAGTAGCGGCCAACCAAACCCTTACCCGGAACAACTCTACCATTCACCGGTGCGGAACTAGCCGACTGTTCTAGCGCGTATGTGTACGGCTGGTGCCCAGAATCCTTAACTTCTACGGTTACGTTGATCTTACCGTCGCTAGTGTAACCGAAGTAAACACCGTCGAGGCGTTTTTGCTGCGTAACTCCAAAATCAACGAATCCCGAAGTCACGCTGGCAGCAATCTGATCGCCCTCATCGTCCGCAATATGGTCTAGCAGATACAAGCCGTCGGCGCCAACTGCAAAAACCCCATCAGTAGTCTGTACGATCGACTCGAAGTCGAAGTTGTCGTAGCGACTACCGGCCGTAGTCTCCGTGTTCATCACCCAAGCGATCTTGGTTTCGTCGCGGTAGGCTACGCTTGATTCGGCTTCGGCCTCTGACACCAAAGTAAGTTGGGCGCCGAGCTGCGCTACTGTAGTGCTCGTTGCAGCACCGACATTGATAATCGTTCCGAGGTCGACGGACGTGCTCGGATAAGATACCGATGCGCTCGCACCTTCGCTAACGACCTCCATCGTTGCCATATTGACAACAACCGTCGTCGAAGTAGCAGCAGCGCTTGACGTTACGCTCTCCAGCAACCCAGTGTAGACAAGTGACGTCGCAGAAGCTGAGTTCACTAGTGTAGTTGTAGCGACATTGGCGATGAACGTCGCACTCGACCCAATACCAGCGGATACACTAACAGCCGGGTATGTTTCCGGATAAACCGTACTGGAAGCCTCGGCCGAACTCGTCCGCGTCTCCGTGAAGACCGCGAACATCGTATTCGTAGCCTCAGCCGAATTCGATACTACGTACATGAAATCAAGAGTCGGGAACAGCACAGACGACGCCGCGCCGGAACTTACCGGTAGCGCATACGATTCTGGGTACGTCACCGACGTACAAGCCGCAGACTCCACGATAGTGGGCGGGGTGACTCCCGCAAAGGCCGTAGTCGTAGACACCGCAACGCCGACAGCGATGACGACCACTTCGATAGTCGGACACGACGAAGTAGCCGTAGCAAGGGCCTCAACGATCTCGCAAGGCTCGCTCATGGGATATTCACTCCTACGATGCCTGGAAACCAGGTGTCGTTGTCAATCGAATCATGCGAAAAGCCGACCTTCACGATGTTCGGACTCGCTACAGAGAGGTTGTCATAATACACCACAAGATCGTCCCCAATGGCACTATGCTCCGCGTAGATGTGCTGGATGATCATGGTTTCGGGATCAGGCGAAGGCACTGACCAGCTATTTTCAAACTCACTGTACGTAAGTGGAATAGACACAGGCCCACCGTGTCCGGGAGTAACTAGTTTCAGAGAAGCGCGCTGATCAGCACCGCGATTCCAAGTCGAATAGGACGGGGTCTTGTCCATCGGAACTACCGAGTTAAAGTGGTCAATAGACTGGCACAAAGTCAGCCATGGGCCGGCTTCGGCGTATTCTGAGCATGGATATTCCTCTAGATTGAGGCATACGATTTTTCTATCCTTGTGCGGACGGCTACCGTCTGGAGTCCAGATACCGCCGCAGCGATCAGGGCGGCAACCAATGCCTTCTGGCCAAGGGAATCTCGCGAAACCAGCCGGGAAAGCTCTCCACGCATACCCCACGTTCGGATCTTGGAGCAGATCGTAGTTCACGCTAGTGCTTCCGCTTCTGCCGCCAGTGTACTGCTCACCAAGTGCGTAGTAGTAAGCCTCCCGACTGTACTGAGGGATAGCGACTACGGACCCAACTGAATCGCCTTCCTTACGCTCGATCTCAGTAGTTCGCCGGAAGACGCGCTCACGCCATGCCATGGAAACTTGCGGGCTAAAGACGAAGTCGGCGAAACGAGGCGGATCGTAGCCAAGGTCATGCGATTCGATGTGTGTATGGACCGTCGAATCCTGCAACACGCGACGATCGTCGAAGTCGTTCGAGTACATCATCGGTGGGATACTACGGTATCCGCTAGAAACCGTAATATCCCAAGAGCCGGCATACATACACTCTCCGGGGATGCGGCTGTCGTCCGTGTCGTTGAACTGCTCGAGTCGCGGGTTACGGAAGAACCTGACGACCTTAAGTTCGTCGTCATTAAATGCAACAAACATCACGGTGTCACAGCGCGGCCCAGCTGCGGTCGGAGAGCCGTATTCAGGCGCGCCGTCGTGGCTCAACAGGCCTGGTAGCAGGGGCTCGTAGAACTTGATCGGCACGTACCGCGCCCGACTCGTTTTGCGGAGTGGCGGGCAATAGATATGCCCCTCAGCCTGCCGCCGAATATTGGCCGAGGCCGACGCCAAAGGGGTACCGGGACTCCAGTCTTCGTTGGTCGCCCCGATTTGCAGGTTGATCTGGTACCACACACCGCGCTGAATTCCGTCGGAGTCAGAGAAGTAGTACGCCGTGTTGTGCGCTTCGGTTCCGCGCTTATTGAACGCCCAACCAAGAGCCGAGCTGTACGCAGAGCAGTCATAGAAAGGTTCAAGGTCCGCCGCGCTCAGGAGCCGCAATACGGTCCCATCGGCAATAGCTCCATCCAGATCGGCTGGGAAACCCTCGCCTGTTGGGAGGCAACCGAGGTCCTCGATAGCACGAACCATGGCTGCGTCATCACGATCTTCGGCTCTTAGCTTGAAATTCTCAGTATCAGAGGTCGGGAAGATCGGGAGAGGAGTTGCGAGAACGCCTCTGGTGATACTGATCTCCACGAGCCAAAGTCGCCCATCCGCAGCAGTCGTGATGCCGTGGGTACGATTGAACTTGTAGTCGTAGGGAATCCGTACGCCATTTCTCCCCACAAGCTTGATGTATTCGGAATCCGGTTCAACGATATTCGGGTGGCGCATCTTGGGTTTCCCGATGCGACCGAGACCCATAGCAATCTGAACGACTTGCTTCATTTTCCCCGAATACATGGACGACCGAAGGCGCTGGTATTGCGTGTACGCCGCTCCAGCACCTTCGTTCATAAGCTCTGGCAAAGTGTTGTGCGGGGCAACGGCCAGACGCCCGACAGCCTGTCTTCCGGCATTCAAGTCGTGGACTCGTTGGCAAGTAGGTGTTGGCGAGAAAGATTCTAGGACAGAGAAGCGGACGGTTTCCCCATCAATAACGCGGGTTCGCTCACCGAAGCGACCGTCATAGACCAGCCCCGAGTAAAAATCCGGAAACTGTCGAGAATCGTCTTCTTCACTGACCGTAGTGACTTCGTCCGGGATCTTAGGCTTTACGGAGATGCGGAGAATATTTTGTCCATTCGCGCAAAGGGCGTAGATGTAGCTGTCCGCGTCCACTCGCCGAGACATTGAGAATGTCCCGACCTGAGACTTCGACAAGAAGGTCTGTACTTTATAAAGCAGCGCCTTGGCTTCGGGAATGAGAGCCAAGGCGCGTTTTTCATCGCCTTCGAGCCGAATAGATGGAACACCATCGTAAACGGCCATGGGCTATTACGTCGAGGTGAGCTGGCAGCGGTAGCCGAGGTTGAATACGTCAGTAGCGTAAACCGTCCGAGCGGCCGGGAACTTGGTCGCCGAGATGATCTTGCCGGTGACCGCACCCTTCGCCGACTCACTCAGAAGCGCAGCGCCGTAGATCGTCAGCGAGCTTGCAGTGGCGATAGTGAAAGCACCCTTGTTCGCCACGTTGTCGATCAGCGGAGTTGTCGGAGCCGTGGGCGTCCACACAACGCGTGTAGATTCCGTATAACCCTCGGTGCTGCTGGTGATCTCACTCGCAGTAGCCGGATAGCTCGCAGCCGTGAGGCCTGCCAGCGGGGTATAGTTTGCGCCATACAGCGAGAGGTACCACGTCGGGAGTTTGGTACCGTTGTTCAGGCCCACGTCGAGCAGATAAGTCAGGCCCTGGTCTGGGAGCAGATTCGGGGACTCAAACGCGTTCTCACCGTTGACGTCGGCAAAGTAGCAACCCTGAGCCTGCGCAGCGGCGCGTGGAAACACGATACTACCGTCTTCAGCCTGTTCATACTGGTGGTTGCGGAGGTACCGACGAAACTCGGCCGCATGCCGCAGAAGGTCTTTATCGAACATTTTACATCTCCTTACGGAATGTCAGAGTCCACGGCGGTACCAATTACCGTCGTTGAGGTGGAGTTTACAGGAGTAACAATCTGTTTGCGACCCTTACGCATCAAGAAAGTTGTGCGCCCCGTCAACCCCTTCGTCAGTCGGATTCTGTCTGATTGAAGCTCAGAAACAGTTCCGTCGGGCATACCCGCGACGTACCCAGCTTCACTCAACCACAAAGCAATCGGCATGTCAATCTTGGCGAATTTTTCCGGCAGATTAGCGGCCGGAATCGAGATACTAGATTTAGCTACAGCGCGATGCGTCGAAACCAACTTGAAGTCGAACTTCGTTGGATCGCCGCCACCAAGGAACCACACACCACGGCTATCGCCAACAAAGATTCCGCCGGCCACGGGTTCGACAAAAGCAATATGGCCGCTAAATGGGATTACGCCATAAGCCGGATTGTGGAGGTGAGGACGCATGGCTTCCGAGAACTTCAGGGTGCCGTTAGCAGCCGTGTAAAGCCGACCATTGAACCAGCGGATGAAGTCGCCCGGAGGAAGTGGGACGAGGTATTGAGTGCCGCATTCCGATCCGTTCGACTGCTCACCAACCGTGTACGCAGAAAATACCGCTGGGATCTCGACGTTAAAATGCAGCATGTCTCCATCGGCCGGTGATACGTACACGGCAATTGACCATCCAACGATCTCAGGAAGGTTCGACAAGCGAATACCGCCGCCGGCGGGAAGATCCAGAAACTGGACCTCACATGCGCCACCCTCTTCACCACGATCGTCAAGTAGTGAGATTGTAACGGCATACTTGCCCGGAAGTAGCCCGCCCGCCGCTGCCGAAAGTGTCGGAGCCGCCGGCGTCGGGACGCCGACCACTCTCGCGGTAGTGCTGTCGCTAGGTACCCAACCCACCGTGTGTTTGTTGGTGAAATAGATGTTCCCGTTGTACTCGGTGTACGAAACTGGATGCGCAGAGCCTAGTGAAATCAACGCAGTTGTTTCGTACGTAGTTGTGTTAAGCCGATAGAGTGTCGACCCCTTGGCCAGCAGCACCCAGCCTTTCTGTGCCGCAGACCACAAGCTGTGCATAGTTGGGTCGGCCACGATCCGAGAAAAACCTCCGCGACATTCGATGGTACCGCCTCTACCAATATCGACATTCACGGCATCGCGTACAGCCCCTTTTACAAGGCTCGTCTGGTCGGACAACATGTCCATACCCGCGACAGGAAGAGGAAAAGCCACATTCTTGCTCATTATGTCACCACTGGCTGCGGGATTGAGGGGCTTGCAATAGGTAGTGTTGTAATCACGCGTCTGCTGCATCCGAACTGGTCAGTTACACTTGGGCCGTCGAATCCGATCGGTGGCATACCGGCCACGGAGATCGGGTACGCGATCCTATGATTACCGATAGTACCAGCAGCGACACCAGATCCATACACTGGTCGTGCAAGTCTTGGTTCGCCGCATGTTGACATGTCATCTCCATGCGGTTTGATCTTTTCGGCTTCCCATCGGTCGATATCGCCGAACACCTCGCTAAGCCACCCAGAAGGGCTCAGATGCGATGATCCGCGCACCGAGTGGTACCCTACCACCGACATGTCTACGCCTCGTCCTACGACGCTACGCACGCCGTGGTCGACGGTCGGAGAGCCAACCACGGTTGTCGATGCGATAGAGGCTACGATGAACTTATTGAGGCGACGAACGACCATACGATTGCGGAAAGTTCCGTAGTCGTCGTCAATCAGCGACAGTGACTCAAAGCCCTCAGGATAAAAGCTGCGGATACGGTGTTCTACTCGGTGCGTCCCCCACGCGATATTCGTGGAGCCAGAGACGGCCAGCGTCCGGTGGAACCCGAACTCGGCCGTGCCCCATGGGTTCGTCTTCCCCTGTTCCGGATTGCCACGATGCGGGATACCTACCGGCAAAATTTCGCGTTCGAAGTTTTGAACAACCGTGTCGCCGAACAGAGCCGCCGGCGCGAGCCCCGTTGGAGTGATCGGCCATGGGTTCGGGCGCGGACGGGAAACCGTAGCAGCACCGAAAGCAGAAGACGACCCACCACTGGATACACGGAGCTCTTGCTGGAATCCGGACAACGTCGGCAGGCCCATGCGCAAGGAGCGGAACTGCACCGGGAAGATGTACCTACGCCGCAAACTGATCGACAGCGCGCCGAATCTAGACTGTACTGAAATTTCCCGACTATCTGGGTATACGCGTTGGTTGCGGTTAGCGACGTGCGGAATGCCAAACTCCTCTGGCCCGATTACGTTCGGGACAGGGTTTGCAGGAGGGTGGTTGGCGCGCGCCTGAGCCGTCGCTTGATCACTCGACGGTGCGTAGATGGTGTACGGACTGAGGCGCGGTTTCGGGAATACCTCATCGCTCGTCGGCTCGATCGACTGGATGTCGCGATACTGAGGACCGCGGACCCAAGGCACACCGAGCTGGTCAAGGTTAGAAATACCGATCTCGACCGCCAAAGTACTTGAGCGTACAAACGCCGTACCGAACGAGCTGCTTTCCCATCCATCCGGAAAAATAGTCGGGAAACGCAGAGATGCCGCACCGAACTTGTTGAGGTTCGAGTGTGACCACTCAGCGACAAACAAGTACTGCAGCGACGGTGGGTCGGGTAGCAGGTTGCGAATTTGGTGCGTTGTTGGGAACGTCGGTGTCGTCGGCGGGCCGGGATAGAGGCGCTGCGTGCGATCGCGAATAGTCAGCGTACTGACAGTGTGCGAGGAGAACCCAGTCGGCGTGATGTACCGAACGAAATTTTCGATCGAAGTGAACGCGCCGAACTCGTCGCGCTCCCACACAGGCCACGCGCGCACCGTGCGGTTGCGGTTGACAATCGACAGCAGCCCGAATGCCTCTGGGCCAATAGACGAGTTCGGACGAATCGTACGGCGGAACGGACCCCATACGACCGTTGGGCCGAACAATCCATCTGGGCGCGGCACGCCGAATTCGTCGGTCGGTACAATCGATGGCGGGCTTACATACGAGAAGGCGTACCGAACCGCTGGTGTACCGAAGTAGCCAGTCAAGTGCGGGTACGAATTGAACTGCGTCAGCGTGCGAACCGCAGGGGCGATGAACGCAGTACCGAACTGCGAGGTATCGCCGACAGACCATTGTACGACGGTACGATTCAGATTACGGACGTCAGATGGCCGTCCTACGGCACTACTCGTCCAGCCTCTTGGGGCGATGACACGAGCGGCGTTGTAGACAATGTGCCAAGGCCTACTGACGAAGCTGTCGATACCATCGACGGGGATCGTGCGAATACGATGCGCGATGAACGTATCCGCGCCCCACAAAGTGGCGTCGAGTCCCGGCGGGTAAATTGGGTCCGCAGCGTTTTCGACATACGTCTCTACCGGACGACCAAAACGACTGGACGTCCAGTTATTAGGTACGAGTGTGCGGTTGCGGTTGTAGAACCATGGAGTACCCCACCAACCCGGAGGTGAGTTCGTCTCGTACGGACCGACCACAACATATTGGTCGAGGTTGTAGACAACCGTTGTGCCGAACTCAAGGCTGTTGATTGGATTCGGTTTCAAGTACCGCTTATAAAGCTCGATATGCGGTACACCCATCGAGCCGAAGAACGAACTCGAGTACTGCGTTAGGAACCTTGTGCCAAGCTCTACCGCCGGCGTGCCGTAGGACGAGGCATCAAAACCCGGTGGACGAACATCAAGGCGATCAATCGTGAGATCGCCGAAGAAAGTTCCGTAGATGAACGGCGGGACGATCGTTCGGACGCGGAAATCGACAAACGGCGCAGGAACAGCATGGGTTGTGAACCCAAAGCCGTTGAGATCGATGTACTGGTAGTAATCCGCCACATAGTGCGTGGGCGTGGTCGGAAAGGCCGGCGCGGCAATGCCGCTCGTCAGAGTGACGAACTGCGTCGGATCGAACACCTGCGTCGGGTTCGGTACTTGTCCGCTAGGCGGTGCGATACCTCCGACGACAACAAACTGATGGTAGTTGAATACCGTCGCGGTGCCAACCGAACCAGCTGCGATGCCAGAAACGGCAACGAACTGATGGTAGTTAAAAACCGTTGCGGAACCGATCGCGCTGGATGCCCAGCTCTGCGGAAAGAGGCTCGTAGCGCCGACGACAGATACGGTACCGAACGCACTGGACTGCCACCCGCTGGGGGCGACTCCGGGCATCCCGAAAGACAGGGATACGTACCTCCCATCCACCGACACTGCAGTCTGGGTGAACGAAAGGGAGATGTAGCGTCCGTCGCTCATGTGTAAGGCTGGACGTACGCGCGCGCGACTGGGTCGTAGCTGCCGGTATAGTCAAGCGCCATGACTAAGTACGTCTCGCTAGACGGAAGGTCGTCGACGCGCCACTCTCCAGCAGCGTTGGAGAATACGGTGGCTACCAACTGCCCTACCTGATTTCCGACCATATGGTAGACGTACACCCACCGAGCGACGGGGTCGCCGTCCGAGGTAACAAGGCCGTCGCCCGGATCGCCGCCCGGATCCTGTTCGCCGGCAAGGTACCCTCGCGCTGCATCCGGGTACATCACCCACAGCGCCTCGCGTCGAGCGATCAGGGTGCTAATCAGAATCATGTCGGCCACGCATTGGTGATGTCGACAAAGATGTGTGCATCGTTGGTAGTCGAGTATGTGACGGGGTTGATGTTGTGCCGAAACGCCATCAACGTACCGACGAAACCCGGAGGGTTGACAACCTCAAAACCCGCGCTCACCCCTCCCCAGTTGTTTTGGGGCACATAAAGACCGCGCATCTGCCCGCGAATGCTGGACTCAATGCCGATGAATGCCGGATAGAAATAGGACAACGACGACCCGGGGGATGGGCGGGCAATCGCGCTAGACGTACCGATCGCAATGCCGTCATTAACCAAACCAAACGTGGCTAGGCCAATACGGACTGGCGATCCCGTCCCCGCATATCCCCTCGCCAGCCACGCACACGCGCTGGCTGAAGGAGCTGCGAATGAGATCGCCGCCGGCGTCATCAATCCAAATGACGCGCCCCCGAAGTGTGCCGTCGCCTGCGCCTCACGGCCCGCGACGAAAAACCTGTAGGCGTCCCCAGCCACATGGCTGGCAATATCCCCAGCCCCATAGGCGCTGTCCCCGACATTGGAATTGAGCGTGCCGGTGCTGACGCACAGGTACATGGTCAGCTCGTCAGCCACCAGGATCCACGCGCGGGCGGTCGAGTCCACGGTGTTGGATTTGCGCCAGACGATGCTGGCGGCCACCTGCGCAGCAGTGGGGGTCTCGACGGTGCCTGTATCCACGTCGGACATCGTGAGGTAGCCGCGAATCAGCGCCTCGCGGGCGCCGCCGGTGCTACTTGCGCTGTCGTTGACCCGCAGGTACATCCCGGTACCGCCCGCTGAGACATTGTTGCGGAAGGCGGCCTTGTTGGTGCCCGTGTACGGCTTGGTCCACCCCGCTGGAGACTGTACGCAGCTGATGGTGCCTGTTGCAGGAGTGGTCGGAGATCCAAGCACTTCGAACGTGAAATCGTTCGCCGTCACAGAAGCGACCCGGAACTCGCCGTTGTAGTCGCTCGGCGTGGCCCCACTGATAGTCACATACTGCCCGGCGAGAAAGCCATGCGCAGTGCACGCGGCTGTCGCAACATCCCCGGACCGCGTAATCGTGATCGTCTTGGTGTTGTACCCAGTCACCAAGCACGCGTCGAGTACGTTGATCAAACTGCTCACAGCCCCAGTGAGTACTGGTGCTCCGGCATCAGTACTCTTGTAGACGCGCGTCGTAGCCATACATCACCTCACAGCTTAAAAATTTTGTTGGCTCCGTTATCCCACGTCACGATAATGTCGCCGCCGTTGGGGGTGATCGGCAGGCCTGTTGCGGTGTCGATGTACGCAATCATCTGGCTCGTAGCATCGACGCCCGAGTCGATGTAGATGATGATCGCTTCAACGGAAGCGCCGGACACGCTCGTGAAAGTGATGTCGTTGGCGTCAGCAGCACCGCCAGTGGAAGTTCGACCAGAAAAAGCCGGCGACCTGCCATTGGTCACAATAGCGCTGGCGCCAGAAACGGCGGACAGATATTGGTGGGACGACAGGTTGGGGGTGTAAGCACCTGTATCGACGAGACACGCCTTGATGGTGGTACCACCGTCGATCCAGTTAATCGAACCCTCGAGAAAAGCCTGTCGGGCGGTGTCAAAGAGAGCGTTAGCCATTTCAGTTTACCTCAGAGAGATGATTCTTGATTATAAAAGTGTCGGGGCTACGTTGTGGAGTTGTGCCAACGCACCCCGACTGCCAGTGTTATGCCGAGACGATGCACTCGGGGACAGACTCTCACTTACTGGCTTGAGCGCTGCTCCTCTGTCCTATCGCCACCCTCTTTAAGGGCTCGAATTCTTGCCTTGTCATCATTACACATTTTAACGGCAGCTGTACACGATTTTCCAAACAGTAGTAAGTCGCCGTTGACTCGAGATTCCTCGAGCGTTTGGTCAAGGGGCGTCGGGGCTGTCAACGCGTCCGGTGGGTACACGTACTCCGTCTTTGTCACCACTCGCACCGTCTCCGCGCAAGAGGCCAACAACAGGATCAGGAATAGGAGTGCTAGCCCAGTCGCGCACAACCGGATCATTCGAACGAAGATTCTCGAGCTTCCTACCGAACTGGTAAAGCGCTCTACGGACCACCGCTTCGTCATCTTGTTTCTCCTTCAACAGTTTGTCCGTAAATTCGAATTTGGTCTGAAGGACCGCATACGCGTTGGCCTGCTCTTGCAGAGCGGTACTCATGGTAGCCATTTCTGCTTCTAGTCGC